TTATCATTCCCAAGCTCACAATGGACGGGCTGGCTGACTATTCCCGCTCAAGCGGCTATGTAGATGGTGATACCAGCTTTACCAACGAAACAGTCACCTTTAACTACGACCGTGGCAGACGTTTCAGCGTGGATAACATGGACAATGAGGAGACCGCAGGTCTTGCGTTCGGCAGACTGGCATCTGAATTTGTCCGCACAAAAACTGTGCCCGAGCTTGATGCTTTCCGCTTCGCAACCTATGCGGCACAGAAAGATATCTCTGTTAAAACAGGCTCGCTCACCGGCGGCAATGATGTTATCAGCGCCCTTATCACTGCGCAGTCCGCTATGGACGAATCAGAGGTCGCAGCTGAGAGCAGGGTGCTGTTTATCACACCCACACTGTACAACGCCGCAAACAACGTGGATACCACAAAGTCCAAGGCTGTACTTGACAGCTTCTCAAAGGTCGTAAAGGTACCCCAGTCAAGGTTTTACACTGCCATTGATATGGCTGACGGCAAGAGTGACGGCGAAAAGGCAGGCGGCTACAAGAAAGCTGCGGCAAAGTATGAGGTCACTGCCTCACAGCCTGATGACTGGACATCAAATTACTCAAACTATTACACCGTCTCCGATGGTGTATATACCCCTGTTGCATCTACTGCATCGTGGGAAGCAGGCAAGTATTACAGAAAGGTATCCGAAGAGGGCAAGCCTATCAATTTTATGATCATCGAAAAGTCTGCCGTGATCCAGTACCCCAAGCACACCGTGAACAAGGTCATCACACCCGAGGAAAACCAGTCAAGCGACAGCTGGCTGTTCTTCTTCCGTGCCTATGGTCTTGCCGATGTGTTTGAAAACAAGCGCAGCGGAATTTATCTGCATTATGCCGGATGACGGAGGTGGAAACATGAAAACTGTCGGAAGAACAGAGCCTGTGAGGACATCGCCTGCTGAAAAGGTAAGAAAGCCCAAGAAACCGCCCGGCAGAAAGGATGAGTAAGATGTACGCTGATTACAGCTATTACAGCAAGGTATATCACGGCAAGCTCAGCGAAAATGATTATACGCCCTACGCCGAAAAGGCGGGGGCGTATATTGATAACCGGACGGATTTCCTGTTCGAGAAAAATGGACTGCCTGCTGAGGGAAGTTCTCTTGCACGGCGGCTCATGACCTGCTCCTGTGCGATTGCGGACGAATATTACCGCACCGAAACGGGAGCATCATATTCAAAGACATCGGAAAAAGTGGGTGAGTATTCCGTAAGCTATGCTTCGGGAGATGTCAAGTCCGCCGATGAGCGGCTGTATGATATCGCAGAGCTGTATATCCCCGATGTGCTCAAGGCGGTGAAATGGATATGACGACCAATACCGACTGTACCGTGATACGCCTTGCGGACGGCGAGGATCCTGTTTATTTATACGTTCCTGCGGTAATGTGGCAGGACGTATATGCGCAGGAGGTCAAAAAATACGGAGCTGAAAATGCAGACAGCGCTGCCATATATTTTCCCGATGTCGATACAGATGTGCGCATCGGGGATTTTGTTGTGATGGGCGGTGTCGATGAGAATGTTGACCCTGCTGTTATCTGCGGTGCGGCGCTGCGAATAACGTCTGTTGCCGTTAACCGATACGGCAGCAGAGATATGCAGCACATAAAGGCAGGTGCTAAGTAATGGGTGTCATTATTCAGATGGACCCCGCTGAGGAAATGCTCCGCAAAAGGGGTGTTGAAAGAGGCGGCAAGGTACAGAAGTACATCGACAGCAAGGTGGTATCATACTGCGATAAGTATGTGCCGTTTCTCAGCGGTCTCCTTAAGCGTGCTATCGGAACTGTTTACGGCAGCGGATATGTGCGCTACAATACCGTATATGCCAAGTCGCAGTATTACGGTAACGCTGGCATGGGCAGGGGCGGAATGTCCCGTGGAGGACTGCGTGGACGGTTATGGTTCGAGCGCATGAAAGCGGCGCACAAGTCCGATATCCTGAACGGTGCTGCAAAGCTTGCGGGAGCAAGGGCAAGGAGGAGATGATATGGTCAGCAGCATAATCGAAGGCATAAGGAATTATATTGCATCTGTGCCCCTTATGTCCGAATTTGACAGCAAACACCGTCACATCGACTGGACAGATGCGGATAACGATAACTACGGCATTTTCCCAGATACTGATAATCTTGTGGACGAATATGTTGACGGCACTCAGATACGTCAGTATATCTGTCAGATAAACATACGCAAATTCGCCGTGCTGGACGCAGACAGACTGAAAAACAGTGCATTTCTGGAACGCTTGCAGCGTTGGTTCGACGCTGCTGCCGATGCAGGAGATCTGCCCGATATGCCCGACGGCTGTACTGCCATTGAGATCACGGCTGAAAATGCAATGCTCATGGAGCTTGATCCATCGGGCAAGCGAGGTACATATGCTATACAAATCAAACTGAAATACGAAAAGGAGGAATGATCTATGGCAGAAACAGCTCAGAAAATTGCCAAGAGGTCGGAAGTACACGTTTATATGAACACAGGCACGTCAGCATCACCTACATGGGTGCGTCTGGGAAAGGGCTG